GATGAGTGCGGCTATCCAAATTTACTAAACGCGAAATTTTGCAGGGTTTGCGGGGCTGAATTTATAGCCGATGATGCGGAAGGCAAATACCGAATGCGCACCAAAGCTCAAATTTTATCTGCAAAACAAGATGCATTAACTAAGACCTACGAAGTGGCGCACGTAACATTTGACGAATACCTTGACCTTAAACGGTCGATAATGCATATAAAGATCAATTTTTACGATGAATTTATGGGACATATAGCTAATGACATTTTATGGTTTAAAGAGAGTGGCGGCCCCGCTGACCGGACGACTGCGGCTATTATGTCTATGTTGATTGATAAGAAGAAGTATAGCGACATTGCAAAATTTAAGGGAGGGGTTTGTGTAAAGTCTGTTATGTTCTTGTTTGGGGAGGAATATTACACCAAATTTTTTAAAACGATTCGCTCGGTTACGGTCATAGATGAGGGAAGATTCAAAAAAGTTAAGCAGTGGGCATATAAATAACTTGTTATTATGTAGAAATGTGATAATATACTTACCAACGAAACGAGATGCGCTCTTTCGCCGCTAGCCCCTACTAGATAGGGGCATTTTTTCAACCAGGGGAATAAAAATGGGAATTCAAATAAAGAACAAATTAAATGGAGAAGTTATTTTCAGTCATGATGATGAGAATAATACGATTGCGATAGCTGTAAAGGCTGCATTACATGTGAGCACCGACCTGAGCCGTGCCGACCTGAGCGGTGCCGACCTGAGCGGTGCCGACCTGAGCCGTGCCGACCTGAGCCGTGCCAACCTTAGCGGTGCTGACCTTAGCGATGCAAACCTTAGCCGTGCCAACCTGAGCGATGCCAACCTGAGCGGTGCTGACATGAGCCGTGCTGACCTGATTCGTGCAAACCTTAGTCGTGCCAACCTGAGCGGTGCTGACATGAGCCGTGCTGACCTGAGCCTTGCCGACCTTAGTCGTGCCAACCTGAGCGGTGCCAACCTGAGCGGCGCCAACCTGAGTGGTGCAAAACTGAGCGATGCCAACCTGAGCGGTGCTGACATGAGCCATGCTGACCTTAGCGATGCCAACCTGAGCCGTGCTGACCTGAGCGATGTCAACCTGAGCCGTGCCGACCTGAGCCGTGCAAAACTGAGTCGTGCAAAACTTAGCGGAGCCAACCTAAGCCGTGCAATCCTGAGCGATGCCATCGGTGATATGAAATTTATTTTTTCAATGCAAATTGAGACCTACGTAATAACATTTACTGCAGAAGTCTTGCAAATAGGATGCAAGCGATTTACGCATCAAGAATGGCGGGATTTTGACGACGAAACAATTAATAAAATGGACACGTCAGCGCTTAAGTTTTGGAAAAAATACAAAGATTTTATCTTTATGGCTATTAAATTGAGACTAGGGGAATAATATGAACGATAAAATAATAATAAAAATGGCTGCTTATCAATGGATAAGCGACTGTATGGACGGCGTTATAACAACACGTACATTCGGATGTACGGAAGATAAAGACCTCGTAAGAATTAGCGAGTGGGTAGACGTAGAGTTTACCCCTATTTATCCGTGTCCGGTTGTTGATGCGAAAGTTGCAGTTATAAATCAAAAGATAATTGATCTTTCGCTTACTAAAATGGAGCTGTTAGGTTTAGCGGTGCAAGACAATGGCTAAACCGATAACAACGGACGTGTCTATTGACGGAATTGATTTTACCGTAACGTATTGGCTAACACCAGAACAAAAGGCCATTATTGATGGCCCTTGGGAAAATGCCCAAGAGGGGTTCCCAGCGGAAATAGAGATTGAAAAAGTCGTAATCCTCGATTACGACATAACAGATATTTTGAACGAAAAAACATTGATTTCAATCGAATCAAAGATTGAAGAAATGGCAAGCGAACCAATATAATTTTTAACCGTACCACCCGGTCGGGACAATAACCGGGGGATGTTTTGGGCTGGCTACTACCTTTCGTGCTGTCCTCAGTCAGTGCCAATTCTACGATATAGCCGGGAGCGAGAGCAGGTTATATCCGGGAACCGTAACCCGGACACAATTAATTTTTACATAAACCAGGGATTTAAAAATGAACATAGATAATTTAACATTTGGCGAATTAAAACAAATTGCATCCATGTTGAACATGGTAAAAGATCAGACAACTACTACTAAGGAATCGTTAATGATTGGTAAATACGTGCTTTGCCGTTGCTATTCCGCTGGGGTTCACGCTGGCGAACTGATTTCCCAGGTTGGCGATACGGTGGTATTAAAAAACTCGCGTCGTCTTTGGTCATGGGGGAGCAATGGAGGGGTTGCCCTGTCTGGCGTAGCGCAACTTGGATTAATTGCAGGTAAAAAAGTTGATATAATTAACCCTATTATTCAATTAACTGGATGCATTGAAACAATTTTATGTTCTGATACTGCCAGAGATTCTATAAATGAATACAAATAACGGCTACGGCGACGGCTACGGCGACGGCTACGGCGACGGCTACGGCGACGGCTCCGGCGACGGCTACGGCGACGGCGACGGCTCCGGCTACGGCTACGGCGACGGCGACGGCTCCGGCGACGGCGACGGCTCCGGCTCCGGCTACGGCGACGGCGACGGCGACGGCTCCGGCTCCGGCTCCGGCTACGGCGACGGCTACGGCTCCGGCTACGGCTAATTAATAATTAACGACACTCTCCAGACGCTAGTTAAATCGAAACGTTGCTGGATAAAGAGTGTCACCAATTAACGAGGGGAATTTATGATAATGAAAGATCAAAAGCACCGCCTACCAGTGCGAAATTACACGCTGGCAGCTAAAAAAGTAATTATGGGCATGATTGTATTAATTGCCTTTTATGCGGCCTGTGAGCGCCTTATGGCTGCCGATAAAGACCTGTTATTATCGCCGGATGCTATAAGTTATATGAAGCATTATAAAGGCGGCTATGTATTCTCAGATATGGACATAGAATAATGAGCAAAGTAATAACCCGCGCCGAAGCATGTGAACTTATCGGAATTAATCGCCAAAAGCTGTGCAGGATAATAAATAACCATCCTGGCCTTAAATTTCCACAAACATGTGGCTTTACAACATCCGCAAAAAATGTAAACGAACTGATCTATGATAGAAAACAAGTCATGGAATGGATAGATAAACACCCTAAAGAATCCCTCCCATCAAGGAATGATAAACAAAAGAATAAGACTGCTGTTAGCGCCAAAGCGGTAGCATTGACACAAATATCAATCGCCCAAGCATTAGCACTTATATCTGTTCAAAAACCTAAATTTAAGACTGTAGGAAAGTCAGTTAAGGTCAGTATTGGATCCGACGACGAAGATGATTTTGATGATGTTGATCTGACGCTAACAAAGCTTTGCAGAGGATGTAATGAGGTTAAAACTCTTGATTTTTTTTATAAAAACAAATGCATGTTTGACGGACGTAATACACAGTGCAAAGCTTGCCAATCAGCTAGGGAAAAGGCAAAATATGCAGCCAATCCAGAAGCGCAGAAGTTAAGAATTAAACTAAACCGCGAGAGAAATCCAGAGGCTTACAAAGCCTATCAACTCAACCGATATTATGCTAATAAATTAAAACAAGGGGCAGCACAATGACCAAAGAAGAAGAATTAACACACCTGGAAACTCACGCTATACACTTGCGCAAGGTATTGGAATTAACAAACGAGCGCATTGCAGAGCTAACCATTCCAGTCGATAAATTCGCAGAACAAAAGGCCGCATTTAAGGCCGGTAAGCGGATAGCGTGGCGCTTTGATGGAGAATATTTTTGGGAAATAACGCCTCGGCCTTCTTGGGATATAAGTTTTGAATACAAAAGCTTTGATGATGATGAAAAAGATAATATCGAAATCGCCATGTTTGGTACGTTTTTTAGAGCAGAATTTACAAAATGCGCCCTAACCGGAAAGATTACGGCTGAGGTTGTGCAATGATTCAGCCAGACGATATGCCAACACCAAACGAATTAAAAATACTGGACCAAGCGGGAGAAATTGAGATCCTACGCGCTGCGCTTGCTGATGCGATTGAGTGCGTAATTGAATGGGGAGAATACGCACCAAATTATTTTAAAGAAAAACACAAGCTTCAAGATGATATTGACAGACTTAAGAAAGCAATTCGGCCTCTTTAGCCCTTCTCTTAGTAAGGCCGGAAAGCGCAACGCCTCCGGCCTTATTCCATTTCTTAATTTCAGTCTGTGCCGCTATCCAGTCATTTTGATTAACTCTGAATTTTAGGGATGATTTGTTGTAATTACCAATACCTAAATTATAGACAAAACTAGCCAGCGCAGCGATACGCTCTGGATTTTCATTATGCAGTATGGGGCTTGCATCAAGTAACTGCGATATTGCGTCAATAGCCCGCTGTAATAGATGCTGATCAGCATTGGCTTGTGACCATGTTAGCCCTTCACACACCTCCGCACCTGTGCATCCATAACCGATTGTCCAGATACCAGCGGGGCACTTGTACGCCTTAAGCTTGCATCCTTCAAATTCTTTTAGCAGTGGTATCAATATCGCTAGTATTTCATTCATATTCATACACCGGGGTTAAGAGATCATGTTCAAGCTCTTTTATCATTAGCAAGATAGTGGCTCGGTCGGTAGTCGTTGACATAAAAAACGGCTCACCGTCTGCTTCCTTGCCGATGACCATGCACACGTCAAGCAAATTCATCGCGCCTTCAAGCACTTCATTTGCTGTTAAATCCTGATTATCATGGTTAGCTTTTTTAACAAACTGGACTATCTTTAATTTATCGCTCATTTTCTATACTCCGCGTAAGCCTGTAAAACATGGCGACAGGTGTCAGACCGCACAACATCTTCAATAAGAAATTCTATCAACCCCAAGCGAGGCACATTTTTTAATATTTTCATCGCTTCATGAAAACCTGAATTATTAATGTAACTCTGGTCAGTGTCGCCCATAAGCACAGCTCGGCTGTTATCACCCAAGCGCGTAAGTACCAGCTTAATCTGTTCATGTGTTGCGTTCTCTACTTCGTCCAGCAAAATAAGCGCATCATTAAAGGTTTTGCCCTGAATAAAGGCGATAGGTTGACACTGAATCCTTCCATCCATCATCATTGAATTAATAACAGACTTTCCGACTCTATCTATGAAAGCATCAATATAATGGTCGATATACGGCTTAAATTTGTCATCTACTTCACCAGGCAAAAAGCCAATTTTTTCAGAGGCTACACAGGGACGGGTAATAATTATCTGGCTGATAATTCCAGCTTGTAGCAAATCTATTGCCTTAGCCGCTGCAATGTAAGTTTTACCAGTGCCAGCTGGTCCAGATAAAATTGTGATTGCATTATTACAGATAGATGAAATTGCTAATGACTGGCGGGGGTTGCGGGGCTTTAAAAGCTTGGTTGGATGTTCGGATATGTAAACTACTTCTTTTATTTTACGCTTCGGTTTTAGCATAAATAGTCCGATTTAAATTAAAAAAAATGTCGGTTATTGGAGCGGAATATGGGAATCGAACCCCTGACTTGAGTTTGGAAAACTCTAGTTTTGCCATTAAACTAATCCCGCATTATTCATAGCTTACTTATTGGGTTAAAAGTATCATTTAAACGCCCAATGATTTTCATCGCTCGTTAACTCTCCATCTATTGTAACCATGTCAAAGTCTACTTCGGTATTCTTGTGACCGCACCGTGGGCATTTATGCACCTGAGCGGCTCCGTGGTCGATGATCATCAACTTTGTCTCGCAGTGTTTGCATTTGTAAAAGATGGTCATTGGTTTGTAAAAAGTTTTTCAACAACTTTTTTTGAGTTGTCTGATGAAAATGTCGATCTGTGATTAATTTCAAAAACAGGCCGTAAATGCGACTCATAGGAGCTTAAATAAATTTTGTAAGGTGATTTATTAACCCATTCATAAAACGTATCATGACAGATATTGTTTTGATATTTTCCAGTGTTTATGTAGGGCGGGTCAAGATAAATGACGGTTTCATCTATTGGCGTGGTTATCTCAACTTTGCTGTAGCATACGCTTGTTATGTTTAGTCGTTCCAGTTGTTCCAGTTGTTCCAGTCGTTCCAGTCGTTCCAGTCGTTCCAGTTGTTCCAGATCAAAGCGCTGAGACTTTTTAACGTGTGACATAACCGCCAATCGTCTTTTATTGATAGTATCGCCGACAAGCAATTCCTCGCCTATCTCAATATCCTTCAATAGTTCAAACTGTTGAGCCGCGTATAAGTCGCGGTTTACAATAACTTCATGCAATAGGTGCCTTGGTTCTTCGATTGTCTTTCCGAATATGTAGCATCTTCCATTATTGCCAAAACTCCAACATGTTTTAATCAGGCCAGCGCGCCAATCTGTCCCTCCTTTAAGCTCGTGGAATTCTTCTCGACTAACCCACTTATAAAATTCTTCTGTAATGCCATCAGTCCGGATTTTATTTATCAATGCCGGTAATGCTGGATCAAAATCATTGTAAAATACCTGCTTAATTTGTGGTCGCTGCAATACTTCAAAACTCATTGCCCCTCCGCCTCCAAACAGATCGTAAAAATATTTACAATTCGGATTTTCATCCAGGATAAAATCAATAATCTTTTTTGATAATTGGCGCTTCCCGCCCATGTATGGTATGCCTAGTTTTTTATTACTCATGCGGTGTAATTATTCCAAATCCAAGGGCTAAAGGTAAATTGAGAAACGCCCGCCTTGCCGGAATAATCCCAAAGCTTCCAGCCTAAATTTATTCTGATACAACGATCAGGAAACCAAGGCCATTGCCGCACATAATACCATTGAAATGCCGCGATCTCACCATCTCTGCGTAAATATCGCTTAACCAAGCCAGATTTACCGGGTTGCGTGTTTTGAATTGTCTCGTCGCCAATCGTTAATATATTTTCGCATAATTTCCCCTGGAGTTTTACACCCATAACGTCGTTCTGGAAGTTATGCAGCGAGTTACGCCATAGCCAGCAACAGCGATTTATGTACCTCTGTAATCTGTCATGTTCAAGAATAAATGGCCTCCACTCTGTACGCCAGGGCAGATCTCCGTCCAGGCTGTTATCTCCTGTCATGAACCAGTCGAGCCATTTTGGGAGCGTAGGATAGTCGTCACCCGTAGCAAATAGCACTAAAAATGGCGTAAGCGGGTACGCGATAAAATACTTTGCGACAAGGCTAAAAACAGCCATGAACCCGTATTTAATGTATAAGAAAACCGAGTGATTGAAATATTGTTGTTCAGTTGTAGCAGCCATCAGCCAACCTCTTTTGTAAAGTTCCAAGTAAAAATAACGCCATCAATGGTAGGTAGCACGACCATAATATAACCCTCGCCATCATTACCAATTTATGTGACCTTTTGCCCATAGCCACACCGCTGCCGCGATTGCAGGGATTGAATATTGCAGAAATATTTTTACGCCTTCACGGTAGAATTCCTGCCGATCTTTCTCAGCCTGTATGCGTGTCCGCAGCCACTCGTGCTGTTCAGCATGTTCGATGCTGTCCATTTTCGATCTTTCTTCGAAAATATCTTCCAGTATTTGTTTAAGTTCGTCCCTGCTGATGCTTTGCATTATAACCACCGTCTTATGCCAAAAGTTAGAGTTTGCTCCCGACATTGGTGTCGGTAGCAAATTAATGTCGAGTTAATCATTCTATGATTCTCCAATTAGTAGCCAAAACATCCTGGTTCGTGATCTCGTAAAACCGCACTCCTACCATGCCGACCGTGGGGGGGGTTTGCTTGTAAAAGTTAAGACCTTCTTCGCGCCTATCTGGCTTGATCATCAATACCTCTTGCCCGCACCATCCTTTGCCTTTATCTCGGATAGCGGCCTTTCCTGTTTTCATAGCTTCAAGTGCTTTACTAAAGCAAATCATTTGCCGACCTTTTTAGTTTCTACGCCTTTCAGCTTTTCGGCTGTCCTCATCCCGCCCAAGCCTAATAATCCCATCAAGATCGTATTAGCTGTAGTATCAGTAAATGGCGGTGGCACAGGAAGCCCTGCACATAGCGCTATCCATGATAGGAGCGATACGCCAACGCCACTATAAAGAAGCGACAGAACGCCAACCCATATCGCCGCCGGACGACCGCCAGCTACGAACCAGTGAGGCGAGGCCGCCTCTACTTTGTTAATATCGAGCTGCGCAAGCGTAAGCTGCACATCATTTGAGATTTGAGCCGCCGCCTGTTCAAGTTTTCCCTTTAGCTCTACATTTGCGTCCGGGAAGAACTTATCAAGACCTGTTTTAATTAAATCCGATACCGCTGTTATTGGGTCTAATGACATGTTAGTTCCTTAATTTAGAAATACTGAATCGCGGTAGCTATTCCAGTCAGTAGACACTGGCTGATATACTCTGCACCATCTTGATTATAGTGAGTCACATCCCCAGGGTTTGCAGCCCCAAATACCGCACCCGCGCCAGAACCAGCCGCACTAACCTGAGCTAATCTGCCAGCGTTAGGTATTCCAGTTTCGTTTATGTCGATTTGTGCGTACGTTAATGTTGTTCCTGTCGGCGCGGTGGCTACTGTAAACTGACCATTAAAAGTATCCTGCCCACACACTAAAATAGTATTACCACCCACAGCTCCGTGAGCTGTTGCAGTTGTAACTGACACAACATTGGTAGCTCTGGAAATTGTAGAAATAACTGGTGGCGATGTTGCGCCAGCGGTAGCTATTGTGCCAGTTTGCCACGCTGTGCCGCCTAATGACCCTGTAACGCCATTTGATAATTCAAATGTGCCATGCAGGTTGTCAAGTAGCATATAACGCCCACCAGCCGCGCGAACACCAGCAAACACAGCGGTTAATCTTGCTGTATATGCCGCAACATTTGACTCGATTGGACACCAAGGGCCTATTGCTATAATTAAAGCTCTAGGCAATGCTGCTCTTACAGCTGCAAAATAAGCTAAACATCCAGCCGTTAATGCAGCGCCTGGCGTATCGTTGATGCTACCCATTGCCAGAAATACATTAGCATTGGTTCCGAACGATCTTATTGCAGTTGGCAGTCTGCTTAAGAAATTAGGGTATCCAGCATTGACATTTATATATCCAGTACCGCCCGCCCCATACATAGCAAAGTCGGCGTTTAGGAATATGCCAAGATCAGACAATATTCCAGCGCTGGTGCGTCTGGAGTCAATACTTCCGTAGCTGTCTGTCTCACCTAATATCTGTAGCGTTCCTTTTGGGGGCGCATATAAAGTATCGTTTGGCCCAATTGCTATTCCACCAAACCACGAGCCTGTCGGGATATATACGCAATATTCACGAATCTTTCGTGATCTATTGTTTATAGTTACATAGCTACGATTAACCCCTGAATAAGCTGTAAAAAACTTATTATTACTAACTAACTCACCGTCTATCGTGAGTGCTAAATTTGTAGTATTAGACACCGCTATGCCCAAATATGGAGCGTTAGTTCGAAACCTTATTTGATTATTCGTTGGATTATTGGATGTATCAGGATTTTGCGTAGTTACTGTAAAAAAGTTAAAGACGTCTGAAAAAACATACAATTTATTTTCAGCACCAGACACGGAAAATCTAGGGTCTAATGCGCCCGATGTTGATGCAGTTAATAAGCAAGGTATAACCTGAGCACTGGCTAATGGCTTTGACGCCGCGCTACCATCCACCCACGCTGCAGGGTCAACTTGTGAGCCTTGCGCTACAACAGCAGGGGGAGATGCCATGACAGGTAATTTCAATGCAGTACCCGCCGTTAACTTTCGCTTTAAAATGCCTACAGCATCGCCATATTCAAGCAATGACGATCCGCTATAAACATCTCCAACAGCAGTAACACTAAGCCCTGCTACCCCAGGCACTATGTCGGCGGGGGTGTTTATTTGCTGCGCGACAAATGACTGTGATCCGTCCGGATTCGCTACACTTATTGCTTTAGTCCCGGCATCGTTATAAATAAACGGGCTACTTCCTATTCTTTTTGACATTTCTAAATTCCTTGATCGCGTTTAGTTGCAGCGGCCATGTAGCAGCTGTACAGGTATTGATAAATTTGGGCGTGAGTTAATGTTACGCCTGTCGGCAATCCGGTTGCAGGGTCAAGAACTGTAATAACCGCCAGCGGGTCATAGCTGACTAATAGCTGATCAACTTCCTTTGTCAGTACCTCTCCACTTGCCAAAGTTGTTATTTGTTCTTCAACAAAATAAACAGTCGGTGTCTGATTTACTGGGCTATCTATTTTTACTGATTTGGCTCGTAAGTATGACGTGCCGGATACTGTTTCTTGTTTATAATTCATTACGCATTCACCACTTTTTGCACACTAAATAAAATTTGTATCACTGTTGATAATGGGCCGCCTGACTCATTTTTTAATGCTATATAGCACGCTCCACCTGTTGATACCGTCGATGATCTTAAGCTAAAATTTGTTATCTGTACGCTACCAGTAGCAAGGAAACTGACATTTACCATGTCCGTTGCTCCTATAGTGCTATTATTTAATAAAAATACAGCTGTTGATCCGCTGGCTAATGAGTCGTTTGCAGTTGTAATAATTCCGCAAATTTTGTTAAGTGTAACGCCAGTAACCTTGCTTGTAAGCTGCGTTACTGAACCGCCTGCCCCCGTAGCATAACCAACGCCGCCAGTTGGGCTTGTTGATGTTAAACCCGCCCCGCTTGTAATATCACTCAATGTCGTAAATTGACCGGTACCGGATAAGGTAGCGACTACAGTAGTGCCGCCATACCATTTAAATGCGTTCCCTGTCGTTGGCACTGATGACCACATACCGACCGATTCAATGCCTAACCCTATGTCGGTAGATACTCCGGTTATGCCGTTAAGAAGCGTAATTTTTGTCCCCAGGCTGCGCGTAGTGAATGACGGTGCTGCCGAGCCATTGCTATTAAAATCAATTCGATTTGAGCCGGTACCGTTTAAATAAATTTGTCCAGCACCATTTGCTAGGTTTCCAGCAAGTGTAGAAATAAATTGACCACCCGCCAAAAACGCCGCCATGCTTACGGATAGCAAAGAGGTGGTTATATCAGTTAATTTAGAGATAACCGGATTTCCAGATATATCGACACCAAAAACCAATGTGTTAGCCGTTAGCGAGCCTATGCCTGAAATGGGCACCTTTGCGGAGCGGCTCAACTGCTCAGACATTTGCTGTATGAGGATTGTTACTCTGTCCAGAGCGTCATTAATTACAGTCGGGTAGAACCCGCCGTTATTGGTAAGCAATACGGGCTGAACTAATGGAATACCGCTAGATAGCGTCAGTAAAATACCAGTAGCGGGGGCGACAGTTGTTGTAATCGTCCCACCCGGGGCTGAATCTTGGTTGGCATTTAGGAAAACTGTGTAATCCGTATTGATAAGCAATACAGACTCAAGCCCTAATAAGCTTGTTTGAGTAACAACAAGGTCAGTAGTAGCGAATAGCTTAAATGAGAATGGGAAAGAGGTGGTTACGCCATTACCTGTATATGGCCCCGCTTTTCGTATAGTGCTGGCAATGGTCATAAAACCCCCTAGATTAGATTGATTAAATCATAATCTAAGGGTAGCTAATTAAGTGCATCGCTCAGAATCTAGGCGCTCGGTCTGGCGTGTCCTTCCCAGGCTGCCAATAATATTTTTGATGCCAATCTTTTTCAGCGGTCTGCTTTAGTCTGGCATTATACCCAGGAGATAAATACTCTTGAAGGTCTTGAAGTCCAGCGTGATCGATTGCTGATTTTGCATACCACAGGTTAATAAATGGAAGATGTGAGCGGGCAAAGCGTACGGCCTCCGCTCCGGCCTTTGTATCTTTGCCGTGTGCGGCTTCGCTTGCATTCCCTATGGTTAAATCAATGGCTTCGGCAATGTCTCCAACTACAGGACCAGCAAAGTTAAAGTAGTTTGGCTTTCCTGTGCGACTATTGCCACCGCCGCCCGTGTAAAGAATATCGCCCAATATACCAACGCCGCCGCCTTGAGCGAACGCTGCGGCCCAAAATTGCGCCGTGTCCATCTTGCGCGGATCTTTACCGAAAATAATATCTTTCATTTCCAAGGCTATTGCCCCGAACATTGTTAAGGCCGTGGTCAGCCCGGCACCATAAGCAACAGCGGAAGCTTTATCACCTGTAATCCACGTATCAGCCACCCTTCCCCAATGCCGAGAAATCATAGCAAGTGGAAAGCCTTTAAATAACATGATTGACCTGAAAAATTCACCCTCAACTGTTCCCTTTTGAGTGCCTCTCGTTACTGCCGCCCGCGTGTTTAAATCCTGCCCAACTGACGCATACTCAGATTCATCAGCAATAACGCCTAACAATCTGCTTGCGGCTTGCTGCCTATCTTTAGGCGTCAGACCTGCAGCCTGTAATTGTGCGTCGTCAATAGCGTGAATATTATCAACGCTTAACATTTTGCTGCCCTTGAAATCATCCGGCGTGGACATCTTCCATATATTAAAATCCTTTTCTGTAACGCCTTGACCGTCGAGCCTTGCTCTGTCACTAGGATGTAAGCTGGCGTAGTCTTGGCGTGATATTTTGCCTAGCGCGCCCATCATAGAAAGCGAGTAAGCCCGCCTGACTGCATCAGTCCAGGCGCTTAACAAACTAGCCTTCATTGTTGCATTAGCGAGTTGAGCTGTAACTCCATTACCAATATTTGATTCAGCTAGTCGATTCATATCACTGCTTAAAGAATCAGCAATCATTCCAACTCTGTTTGCATAGTCTCTACTCTCCGAACCAAATGAGCGAGTCAGGTTAATTAGCGCATCACTAAACCCTATCTTGTTAAAGCCAGTCGTGTAAAAGTAAGTCGGTATATCGGTAATGCTTGAAATCATTGCACCTTGTAACTTTCCAAATACCTCAACATTTCGCCACCCCTGAAAGAAATTTGCCATTTTTACATTAACGACATTTCCAGTGTTGCCGTTTAGAACATCCCACATATTCTTAGTTGTCACCCTATACGGCCCAACCAGATCAGTGTCTCCAGCCACCTTTGCGGTATCGTGCAGGAATTCAAATTGATTAGACGGATTAGGGCCAAAGGTTTCGACCATTGCAATATCTTTACTCAACTTTCCGACATGGCCTTGCATAGCTGATAGGATACTTCCTTTGTTATACTGGCTCCCATACTGTAGATACGAATCAGGACCATCAAAGTGTAAAACTCTGTGATCGCTCCCACTATTGGCGCGACTGCTACCAAATTTAAGTTGACCAGGGATGATGTTGGCATCGCCGCCCGTTGTGATTGTATTCCAGGCATGACTTAACATTTCTCTTACAACATCGTCACTTGACTGTCTACCGTTTCCATCTAGGTATCGTGACCTATCAAGTAAGGGCAAAATATCATCAACCCATTTTTGTTGGCCGGCCTTCAATACTCGTAGCGCGTCATGTGGCTGTGGCAAGTACGCATAGTCAAGCTTTCCAATATCCCCGCCATTAGCGTTAAACCTTGTCCGTGTAGCTTCGATTGTATCAAGCCAAGCCTTAGCACCTTTCTTAGCTAATGGGTTTCCGGTGTCGCGCCCATACACCTCAAATACTAAATCACGCGCTTGCTGTGCATCCTCAACCATTCCCAAATACTTTGAATCAACAGCCTTTAATGTGTCCAGTAATCCCCTAAAATATTCGTTTGAGACACCTTTGGCGTAAGAGTCGGCATTAGTAAGCATCTTGCTTATTGCTCTGAATGGCCGCACCCCATTGGCGACTAATGCGCCGTATCTGCTCATAATCTTGTCATGTGCCATAATGGTCAATGCTACGCGCTGTTTCTTCTTGGCGGCATCAGCCAGCAATTCAGCGGCGGCAACATCAGCACCAGCCTTTAACCTTTCATTGGCTGTTAGCTGTCTCCATGATGCCTGATCTTGATACTCGGCTTGTTTCATTCCGTTCCGTATCTTCTCTTGAATCTCCTGGGCTTCTTGCTGGGTTATGCTTCTGCCAATAGCCTGTTGTACTGCATTAATACATTCTGATCTCATGACATAAATCTCATTGCGCATGTAATAGCGGCTTCAAAAGCCGTTGCATCAGTCTTGGACTGTGCTTCGTCTGCTGCCGCTTCGTTCATTAAATCTGATGCTTTGTAATCCTGCCCTTCAAACCGGACAACCGCATCAGGGTTTTTGCTTATAAAATTCATCGCGCCTACTTGTTCAGGGGTTTCTGGCATGAAGCCGCTTGGTTCTGCCGTGGGCTCTGTATCCGCGCTGGCATTCTCTGTGTTGTCTGTCGAATCAGTGATGGGCTGTTCGGAGTCCTGCTTTGCTATGTTCCTTTCAGCTATCATGTCGTTAATATCGTCACGCCAGGACATTACATCATCAAAGCTGTTTAAGTCGCCACGTGCTATTGCATCATTAATGACCTTTCCTAGCCCTAATCCCTGAGCGTCCTCAACCAGCGTTGATATTTCATGAGCAAGCCCGCGCTGTTCTTCACTAAACTGACTATTATGAAAATCCTCATCACCCTTAGCTACGTCAGATAACGCGCTTAAAATTCTCTTTTGTCGTGATGTGATTTTCTCACCAGCATTATATCGGTCAACCGCTGTTTTTATATCCTGAACCGTTGGCGATGTCTTTAGCTCTTCCCCGTCCTTGCCAAGTATTTTAAATGCCCCGTCCTTATACCAATCTGGATTAACTGATGGTGTTCTTCCTGTTATCGTGCCATGTTCATCAAAAGCATAAGCAATACCACCGCCTTTCTCTAACTCACTAGCTAATGATGATATGGCCGGATGATACTCTGGCTCTTGTTTCCCATTTGTTATGCTGATATTTTTATCATTAAATACGACAAGATTATCATGGTCTGACTTTCCTTTATCTGCTTTATATTTGACACCCTCTATGCCGAGGCTTTCAAGATAACTAGATACCTCTTTATCGCTTTTAAACTTTTCAGATTTAACTAGAAATTTATATAAGTCTCCACCTGTCGAACCTTTAAAACCTAAATTGTCTGCTAATAATTTATTTATGATCGGGTTTACTTTTTCGCCCTGGTCGTAAATACTTTGATACCAGTCAAGCATTTTATCTTTGCTTACACTAAGACTTACCTTGTGAAATGAACCTTGATCTTTTAATGCCGTTAATGTTTCTGGTGATAAATCCCAATTCTTAGGATGTAGTAAAGCTTCAGATATAGCTTGGTGAGGATAGTCAAAGCCTAACCAATCGTCATTTTTAAGTGCCTTAATAAGATCCTTTTGTTTTTCAGACAATCCGTCAATGCTTAATAATGAATCTTCAGCATCTTGTGGTGAGTATGTTTCATCGTAAGAGTCTTTCGCTTTATTAATGAAGTCATTAGCCGTTAATCCGGTTCTATATCCGTCGGCTATGCCTTCGGATTCAGTAAAATATAAACCATGTCCGAACGCTTGGGCGCCCTCTCCAGTTCCTATTTTATCGCTTGAGAACGTGTCAAACTGGTGAGGACTACCATGATAAGCCGTAATAGTCTCTATAATTGGCTCTTGCCCTTTAACAAACGACTCTCTAACACTAGACTGAATCTCATCAACCGCCGTTCCATCGATCGGCAGTGCACCATTAACCTCAACAGGCTGTCCCGCGTCTAATGCCTGTCGTGCGGTTCCCTGCTCGTCTGCTGCTGCATTGGCTGCGTTTATGTCTCCGCGTGGAGTCAGTGCGTCCGCGTCCCTTGTTTGAGCCTCGTTGAGCAACAGTGCTGCGGCGTGTTCGTCAGGTGATAGCTTTGCCCCACCTTGATGAAAAGCCGCGCCAAATGCCCCGCCAGTGAGGGCAGAAACAGCAATAGCCATTGGATCAAAAGCGTCGTACTGTGCGGCAATCTTTGGATAGTCTGCATGTTCAAGTATGGCGTGAATACCGCCTATTTCCCCGACTGTCATTAATGGGTTGATCGATGCGCCAATGGCTGCGCTTTGTAAGCGCGTGGCTCCCAAAGCTGGCGCGACCTTTAATCCTGCGAACCCGGCAATAGTAGACACGCCCCCGGCATTAGCCGCTGTCTCAGGGTCAACGCCTTGGTCCATTAATTCTTGTTGCCGGTTTACGCCTAAGTCTAAGCCGAACATTACGGGCGCCGCTGGCCCGGTTGTAAGCGTGTAAGCGCCGGCCTTGATTAAACTCGATGCTACTCCATGAACGACTTGCCCGGCAATCCCTACCGCCGACGGGTCAGGCTTCCAATTTTCCGCCGACTGCCTAAACTGCTTCGCGGTCTCATCCGTACCTGATGCCCCTAGAATATCACCGCGTAGGCTTGGCTGCTTCTTCATGGAAGCGTTGTTGTATTCCTCCATGCCCCTCTGACCAATGGCATACGCGCCTACGGCATAGCTTGCCATTGTATTGGCTGTGTACGGAACTGAATAAATTAGAGCGCTACCAACACCAGTTAAGAACCCCGGCGTTGGCGCTTCGTCCTCTGGCCTTAGAACAGATTGATTAAGCGAGTTGTTTAATTTTTCTGGGTAGAGTTGATCGAACATTATTTAGTTCCCTCAACGCGCTTTCCATCTGGAAATTGTATTGACGTGCCTTTGTGTTCTATATTCCTAAAATAATCTTCTAACTCCTTTCTTGTATGAGTCTTTAAGTTGTGCGCTGATGGTATAAATGTCCACCCGTTTTTATCTGATCCTGACCACTCCCCACCCTGCCTAGTTGGATTTGAGTATCTGCTTTCGGTGCTGAAAGTATAGTGATTAGGTAACTTAAACTCATCAGTTAAATGCTGTCCTTTTTTTTGATATGGTTGCCCATATTTTGCAACATAACCGGCGGTATCATATTCACCTGGTATTTTTTCCCACCCATTAGGCGGTTCTGGGTTTGCTGGTGCTGGACTTTTCCCGGTTACATCAAGGATGAAAGGCGCGTTATCTTTACCACGCACAACATCATTTCCACTCATAACCAAGTACGTGCCGCTGCCGTAAGTTTGCAGCCTTGCCCCCGGTAACATCTTGGTAAATTGTTCAGCATCAACCTTATGACCGCCGACATTGAATTGATTGCCAGCAAAGAATATATTGGCCTTTGTTTTTTCACTAATTAAAGCGTCAGAAAATTGACTATCTGACCAGCCGTAAGGCTTAGCGATAGCCTTGCCGTTATGTTGCTTGATTCCACCTGTGGCAATATCAACCGCCTTGTTTACGTTTCCATTGCCGTCTGCCTGATACTTTGCCCATATTCCGTAAGCTGCCTCCGCTGCTGCATCCCTACCTTGTGGCGTTTGATATACTCCATCAATGGCCTTAAATATTGATGCTTTCGTCCCCTCCTCCGCCATATTATCAATCTTGACGCGCTTCTGTTCGATCGCATCTTTGCCTTGAAGATAAAGAGTAGCCGCATTTCTGCCCGGTGTAGTGCCACTAAAAAATCCCTTTTCATCCGGCTCTTGATATGATGAAAGCATGGCGGCAATAGACAAAGTATCGTGCTTGTCTTTAAGCTGCCTTGATATTGATGCAATCGCAGCCGGTGAAGATGACGACACCATATTACCTAGCATTGCCGCCTTTTCTTCTGGTTGTAATGATTCTGCAAACTTACCAAATGCTTCGGCCTCATCATTAGACAGTATCGCCGGTGTCGTACCGTAGTCGCTGGCTATTTTTGGCATTGCATCGAATCGCTTTTTAAAGTTGTCGCTCACGTCCTGAGGATTGCCCCAATTTTGAATTGGTGCTATGCCATAAGCTGGATTCGTTAAAGCAACGCCCACCGGATCTTTATCTCGTACCGTTTGCGTATGCTGAACCGCCGCTTGTAACAAACTGTAATTCTTGGCTCTCAGCGCGTACCCTTCACCTGGAACTGGCTTGCTATCAATTAATAGCTGGTTCGCGTCGGCGTTAGGCATGTTCTTAACTTGTTGGAGTTGGCCGCCAAAGGTTGCCGTATCTTTTAGCCCTTGATAACGCCTTACGCCTTCATCCTGACCAAATGCTTTTATAAAATCGGCCTGTTTCGGTGGATTTGTGGCTGTACCATTGGTTAAATACTCGGCTTCTGCATCCTTGGTCTGTGAGTTTAACGCATCCCTAAGCCCTGACATATCCTGCCGCGCTTGTGATTGTGCCATTTGCAGAACCTTAAGCTTTTTATCAGGTGGCAAAGCATCAATAACACTGTTTCCGGTTTGTATTGTTGGGTCTTTCCAACTTTTAGACTCTGCATCAATGGTTTTAACTTCGCTTTTCTCTGGCATAACACCACTAATACCGGCGCTTATTTGCTGATCGGAATAGGGTTGATGACCATTTTCAACCTTAATCATTGCCGGAATCATCTTGGCTTGAATCTCTGGCGATTGCAGGTCTATATTGTCGGTAGGTTTAACGCCAATGGCTTTAGCTACCGTGGCAATGTAGCTATTAGTATCATTCTCGCTTGCTGGCGCCCATCGTGAAATAGCCCCCTCAACGGTATTAATGCCGTGATTATTCTGGTATGAATTCAGGGTTTTTGACATGGCACGTATGCCAGCTTCCGGCGTGTCAAAGGTAGCATAACGCGCGTCTAATCCTTGAACCTGTCCTTGCCACTTATCATTCCCCGACATTGATATGTTGCCAGGGTTATTATTCCTGATTCCTCTCGGCTGGCTTGGGTCCGCTGAATGTAACGCCTCAACCTTGCCGACTCCGCCATCATTATTGATCTGTATCGCAAGCAAAGGGGCAGCAGTATTAAACAGATCATCGCCCATCCGGTCGCGTTGCAATGGAGTCATTGCGCCTTGACTAGATTGAAAGTGCTGTAAAGCGCCTACAGGGTCGGACTGTTGCCATGCTTTATACCTGTCGGTAAAAGCCTTGTCTGTATAATTCCTCTTTTGAAGTTCAATAGTCTTAGCATCCCACCCTTGCAAGTGGCCCTGTATGTCGGCTTCTTCGTGGGCGGTTCCTAATGACTTGTTAAACGACTCTTGGTCTTGGTAATTGCTTGCCGCATCCTGCAATGAAACCTCAGCGCGTGACTGAGATGTATTAATCTGCCAATTATGATTTTGAGTTGCCGCGTGATTCTGCATTGTGACCGAAGCCGATGCAATACGATCTGAAAATATGTGGTTTGCAATGGCCTTTGATTCTGGCGAATTAAGCTTGTCAAGCTGGTCACTCTTAAATTGAGCTATCTTGTCATTGGTTGGCTGGTATGCATCTAGTGCATTCTTGCCAGATGTGGTCAGATACCCGTTATTAGGATCGTGCAGGATATTATTTAGACCTTGGGTAAACTCAACGTCCTGAGCGCGTGAGTCTTGTACAGCCATTTGCTCACCGATTTGTGAAGTTACGTGGCTCATTTGTACAAGGTCTTGCCCCATTTCTTTGCCAAACTGCCCAACAAGTTCAGGATGTGCGTTTGGCGTTGAGAACCCAGGAGTAGGTGCTTGGCTTGCGCCTACTCTAAAACTGTCGTATGTTGGTACTACTGGCATTACATACCACCTTTATTAAAATAATCTGACATATACGTCATCCTTTGATTAGTGTACCAATTACTTGCTACCTGGGTAGCGCCTGACATCAATGATGTTGTTGCGCTTCCTATTGGTGATATTGAACTAGCTCCGGCGCGGGCCGCTAATGATTGGTTTTGATAATTAACGCCCTGCATCCGGTAGCCCCATGCGTTCTTAACCGTGTTAGCGTTGGCTTGGTTAACATCAATCTCTTTCATGATGTCGGTCGATGCTTGAACCTCGGCCGCGCTGCCTGTGCCAAGATCAATGCCATTGGCCGCCATGCTTGCACGCTGAGAACTTTTAAGCTGTCCCGCTTGTAGAGTTAAGTTTGCTATTTCCTTCTGGCCTTGATTAAGCGCGGATTGTGCGCCCATTTCCGATATTCTGGCGTTAGTATCATCGATTACAGCTTGAGTTTGTAACTGGTATTTATTAGCTTTGGCTTGGTAAAAACTGCCAATTCCAGAAGATAATGCTCCACCTATGCCCAGTGCTAATGATGCGCCACTAAACCCGCCGAATCCTCCACCGCCACCAGTAAAGCCACCAAAACCTCCAAATGTTCCGTAAGCTGCCATCTATTTAACTCCTATGTTTTGCATATTATCCACCCAAAGCAACTTCTAATGTATAGCTTGCCAGTGTTAGCGGTAGCGGGTCAGTTTGCCGAATGAAGATTTGCCCTGACATTCCCCAAGTCGGTGTTAATACCACTTCTATTTCTTCACTTTTAAGATTTGGTGGTGTGCCGTATGGCTCGACTGTTCGCTGTTTTACAGGAACCAGGTTATTTACATCAGGGCCGACATTAATACCAGATGAGCGATAGACTCGAAGCCATGCTTTGTTTACATTCTTTGGCCTACCTTGCCCGAAGCTGTAATCAACCTGTAGAGCAAGCGGCAATGTTTGAATATCGGATGTAATGGGTAGACCGATTTGAGCCTTGCTAGCTGTATATTCAAGAGTGATTTGACCAGCAGTAACAACAACAGGCGGATGCACTGCGCCATCAGTCAAGACATTAACGGTTTTTCCTTCCAGGTGTGAAAGTCCGGATATAACCGTAGCCGGTGCACCGTTGTAAGTTAGTCCAGCATCAACAAAAAATGCATCGGCAGGGTCAACAAATTGCCGTGATACCATGCGCTCAACATAACGCACCGAAGCGCCGTTAATAGTACGTCTGATAATGCAATACAAAATATCTTCTGTACCCTCTGAAACCACTGCACATGACTCAAAAACTCCGTCCGTGTCGTGTTGATGCCAAGCTCCAATTTGCTGCTCAGGAACGTAGGTAATGCCCAGTAAATTACCAGCCGATGAAACCATCCACACAACAGGCAAAGGTGCCTTGCTGTATGACATGCTTACAACGTCGAGATTATCGAACAGGTGTGGCGCACGTAATGACAAATCACCGCTTATAAATCCATTCGCTTGCCAGTTATAAGCACATTCCCGGATATGACCGCCACGTGCCGCCGCATAAAGTAATGTGTTATTGATGACTACAGGTTGAACATTGTTACATCCAATATATGATTGCGGCCTTACTGATATTGTTTTTGGTGTAATTGCGTCAGAGTTAACCGATGTTACGCGCCACTCAGCCGCGCTTGTCAATAATAATAGCTGTGTTAATGGCACAATATGCCTGATTGAATTCGCCTCTCTAGCTGCCACCCTGAACGCTATGCGGTCATCATCCCGAATCGGTAACGAATAACTCATAACCGACTCGGTGCCTGATTTAGTCATCCATATATTTTGCGGCTTGTTCAGCGTACCGGCAAAGCACCGGCGCTGTTCATAATAAGAAACTGACGAAGGGTAATCATTAGCTGAATTAAATACAGCGTCATAAATGGGCGGTGTCTTGCTTAAATCAGGTGCTATGTTGTCATCCTTGAGCGACAGCGTAGCAGTCTGACCAATGTAACCGTAAAGCCCGCCAGTCTGCTTATACACGTTATACAGCGCTGCGCCGGTTACTGCACCCCATGAAATTGTATTGAATTGTCCAGTGGTGAAAATATTGTTTGTGCAAGTCGCCGCTGTGGATTGTGCCGACTCTGATATGTTGTCAGTCATTATTGTAGTCACAACATACGAGTAAGCCAGCGCACCCGCTCCGGTAGGAGTTGCCGTTGGTGCCGTTGGTGCCGCGATAGGTGCCGCAAATGATATTGTCGTTAGTGTCCAGTTCAATGCGCCAATTCTGCGCAACTCTCTGGGCGCATAGCCTGGATGCACAATCGTTAAAACATCAGCAGACTGAACATAATGCAAGTCCATAAGGTCGGCTTCGGCATACGGGTTAGTTATCTCGTATGGAACACCGACAGAAAGGAGCGTTGAGCCATTAGTATGGAAGCGGAAATAACCGGCGCCACACTCAATCATCATGGTTTGAGTCGTCGAGTAAGTGAACGGTATTAGGTTTACTTTTTTAGTCGAGTCTTTGACCTCCCTAACAAACTGGAAACCAGACCTATTCTGCGCTGGGCCTTGTGGTTTAACTACAAAGTTTCGACATGTAGCAAGGCCAGCCTGAAATTTAGCGTCATCAATACGCCCAAACATCTCTGGGCTGATCTCGCCACCTGTGAAGGCTCTTTGTAAAGTGCGTGTGTTAGCCATTATCGTCTACTAATCCATGATACTTTTTGCTGTATATCAATGCGCCGCTGTCCTGCATCCGACTCTATAGCATTAGATAATATCTCTTTCATCATGCCCATGCACCGCTTGCTTTCAGCTGCGCCCTCTGCGCCTTTTAATATTGGCCCAGCCAGCATTGATGCCAGATACCATGCAAGAGTTACGGTAAACAATGGGGAAAATAACGCTGCATCAGTGACCAGAGCCGTATAACGCAGTTCAGCTAATGCCTGATTGGTTAAAATTATCGGTGCGCCCGTAGCATCTATTTCACATGAGAACGGCTGCGGAACGTATGAACCGCCAGGGGCAATGGCTGAATTAATAGCCGCTTGGCTATAGTCGTCAACCGCGCTAGGGTCAATGATAGCTATGATATTAACCGCATCATTAGGCTGTGCATATGCATACGTCCATTCCGCATCATAAGTAGATAACAATGCCAGCTTTAGACGCTTAGTAGCAAACCCCCACGAGTGCATTTCAAGTAAAGAATCACGAGCAAAAGGGTAAAACCTAGCGCAATGTTGTGACTGTACCGAACCTTCTGGGGGATTAAGGTTTGATACCGTCGCCGTGTCGCCTATGTAAGAAAGAGCTAAATTGCAAATATCAACATCAGAACTCATATAAATCCTTAATTAAAAACGGGGACAAAAGCCCCCGTTAATATATTGCTAAGAATGCGGGTTAAAGCCCTTATTCTGGCTTAGTTACAACAGCATGGTCGATCTTTTTAGCATCAGCAGCCTTGATTAACTCAAGATTAGCCGACACCTCGCCGCTGTACTCAACGATAGCGCCTTCTTCCAAAAGCGCATTATTCACGAAAGAACGCTCTAAAACTTTATACAAAGCCATAAATAATCCTTACAGAATAGCAAAGCCAGATGGATAGAACTTTTGACCGTCTTGAATCGCATCACCTAGGTCAGCGTAAATTGCGCCGGTTGTGTTGTTCCCCACGTTAATAACCTGCAAGCCCAAATAACGCTGTCCTTTCAAAGCTAATTGTGGGTTTACCTCGGCAACAAAGCGAGATCCAGCAGTCAATGAGGCTACCGGAATCGCGCCAGTCGTGCCGATTACAGTAACACCAGCAGTAATGGCCGTATCCGTAGCCGATACGATGTTAAACGTTGCCGATGTGCCGCCTGTGAAAGCAGTTGGCACCTGTACCCGTAAGTACAAGGGAAGGCCCTCGCCAAGATCGCGGACGTTACCTGATGGATTGCCAGGGCTAGCCACATCGACGACATTACCGCCAGTGAAGGAGCCTGATACAACGGTAGTACCATTGCCAAAAACAGCTGCGGGCGTAATGGTATTACCGGAAATTGAACCCGCTAATGCTAATAGTGCATCTACATACATGATAATTACTCCTTAAACTATGCGAGTTTCGGTGTTCAAAATCTGGTCAACTCGGCGTAATGGAACGCCCTCGAATTGTGTCCAGCTTTGAGGTGTGCCAAATTGGTTAAGACCGCTTACAACATCAATCGCGTTCTGTGATTTGTTCAATGCTTGAATTCGCAACATTGAGTAAACAGTACGGTTCATGTAGAACGCTGCACGACCCATGCCAAAGTTCGGAATGCGGTCAAGTGCGCGAGACATCAATTTAACCAAGTCAGCTGCTGAGGATTCAGCCACTAAGTTGGCTGTATTGATGTTGGCAATACGAACAACATAACGCCAATCTTTAACAACTAAACCATTCTTCCATTGATAATGCGTTTGATAAGCTTGATAAGGGTTGTTAGCCGAGTCATATACGGTCAATACGCCTTGATTATCAGAGATCAAACCAGCCGCCGAACCTTTTGGGAATGGACAGAAAACTGTATTTTCACCCCAAACCACTAAGTAAATCGACGTGTTGTTGCTTGCAGTACCGCCAGCGTCCAGGATGTTTGCTGAATTACCAGCTCCAAGAGCGCCATAACGAGCGGCTAAGCCTAAGTATTGACGCGGGTCAGTTGCAGGATTGCCGTACAGCATAGTTGATGCTTGCGCCTGATTCATCGCTTCCAAGAACGCCACATCTTCAGACATTCTGAAATCATTGGTATTGCCGTTCAAGTCTGCAAGGTCTTTGTCGACTCGCGCATAAGCTTCGAGCATACCGACTGACTCATCGACTTGAGTAGTGGTTGATTTTGAAGTCGGAATACCTTGGTTGATCGAACGCCAATAAGCCGTCGGTAAGCCGGTACGGATAATAACGCGGTGGCCGGTGGGCAAGTTGCCCTCCATAAATACCGCATCTTCTAAAATTTCATTACTTTGTGATAACAGCTCAGCAACAAGTGGAACCTTGCCGTCTGGGTCTAATCGTTTTGCCCAATCTGCCAGCGTCAATGCGCCGGTTGATAAAGTAGCCATTTTTAATCCTTATATTTTATGAATAAAGTTTGTCGGCAAAAGTCTTGCCGCTTGCTGGTGGCGCTTGACCACCTATAAATTTATCTTCACTAATGTTTTGCCCTGCTCGATACATAAATCTTATTACCTCCGGGTTGTTGCCAAGTCCAGACTCTTTAAGTAATGATTTAAGTTCATCAGTACCAAACGCATCGAGCGCCTTTTTTGCAATGCCAAGATTTTCTGTTAGCCTCTCGCCGCCAAATTCTTTATCTGCTTTTGAAGATTGCTCCCAGTCAGATCGAATTGCGTCAAGTTGCGCCTGTTGTCGCTCTGCCATAATTGGCGCGACCTTATCAAGTAGTTTTTGGGCATTGTCGTTAGATAGATTTAACTCCCTAGCGACCTCGGTGTAGGCTTCCAGCACTTGCGGGTCAAACTGTCGCCCCTCCGATGCTTTCAATTCATACGCGTCAGGCGCGCCTTCAACTTCTTTAATTTCAGCTGGTTCAGCCTTAACTTCTACTTCATCGAGTAAAGTAGTAGGTTCAGATTTCGCTTCAATTACAGGTGTTTCTATTGCCGCTGTTTCAATGGCTACATTTTGAGTTTCGCCGCTTGCTACTTGGTCAGTCATTCTTGCTGCTCCTTAATCATTTCTGTGTATCGATCCAGGCAGTGTTCTTGTAATTGTGCTAACAGTCTTAACCCCTCATTACGCGTACCCTCAGCGAAGGCCATCGTTAATGCGTTGGTGTTAAAAGAGAGCCGCCAAACTCCTGCGCGTTCTAGTAAGCGGAAAACAAAACGCCTTCCCCTCTTGTTGCTCATCAACCACTTAAGATCACCCGTTTCTAATACCTCTTGATACTTCGCTCGGTCCGTAATGGCTTTGCGAGTATCTTCAACATCGTATGGACTGAGCAGGTTGTCTTGTGTCATGGCTGTAATGTAATTGACTAATTAGATATTAAGTGCATCAGTCGTAAAGCATGCTTGATGCTTTAGTGCTGCTATCTGCGCCACCAAGCTCAAGGTCTGTAATCTGTAAGCACATGTAAATATCTGGCCCTGCATCATCGCCGTCTGCTTCCATCGTTTGCCGCACTTCTGTCACCAGGGTTGCAGCCTTAATCATGACCTTAGTCCCTGGTGTTGGCGGGGTTGTAATGCCTAAAGCCTCGCATTGATCCTCATTTAACCGTATCTCCAACCCATACCCATATGGATTAGGCTTATACTCTTGTGCTGAGTCGTCGGCGTCACACTTCATTGATACCATTGTCATGATAGTTGCCTAGTAAAGAGCAACAATAAGCGTTGCTGTGGTGCCGGTAGCCCATACACGAACAACAGATATGTCTTGAATAAAACTGGCGACACCCGCAGCCATTGTCATAGTTACCGTGTTGCCGCTAGCCATTGTCACTTTCAAAGTGCCAGCGCCGCCGACCATTATCCCGCGTGTTGGCCTTGCATTTCCTGACGGGGGAACAAGGTCAACACCATCGTTAGGCGTAACGGCCAAAGCATCGATATAGGAGGTATCGTCGCCAGTGGTTGTATAAAACGGATTCATTACAGATTACCCGCTGGATAAAGCGCAAATATTCCTGTCGCGGTGGTTGATGTCGCGGCAATAATCGATGCGTTAATTTTTACAATCTGACCAGCACCTA